CAAAGAAAAAAGAAACAAAAGAAGTGGCGATAGAAACCCCAGTAGTTGAAGCGCCACCGGTTGTTGAGCAACCAAAAGTTAAAAAAACGGTTATGGAAAAACCATTACCAAAAAAAGATAAATGGGAAATAAAAGACAGAACTTATATTTTGAAAAATGGTCAAACGCCTTTAAGTAAATCAATAAAAGCAGCTGGAATTTATTACTTTGACGAGGAAAAAGGTTATGAAAGAGAGTTGAAATATACTTCAAATCAAAGAACTGTTTTTGTAGAAGACATGAAAGGTGATCAAAGATTAGATCATATTATTTTTAGAAAAGGAGTTTTAATGGTTCCTAAAAATAAAGTAACACTACAAAAGTTATTGTCACTTTATCACCCACATAGAGATAAAATTTTCTATGAATTAAAACCAGAAGTTAATGCTGCAAATGAAATTGATATTTTAGAAATGGAGATTGAAGCGTTAAATGCTGCACAAAACCTAGACATAGATATGGCTGAAGCCGTTATGCGTGTTGAGATAGGTTCTAAAGTATCAGAGATGAGTTCTAAGGAGCTTAAAAGAGATTTACTATTATATGCTAAGAGAAATCCTGAATTATTCTTAGATTTAGTAAATGATGAAAATGTTCAACTTAGAAACTTTGGTATCAAAGCAACTGAAATGGGGATAATTAAATTATCTTCTGATCAAAGAACTTTTACTTGGGGTTCTAATGATAGAAAACTAATGAATGTTCCTTTTGATGAACACCCTTACTCAGCTTTAGCCGCTTGGTTTAAAACTGACGAAGGAATGGAGATTTACTCCAATATTGAAAAAAGATTAAATTAATCTAACTGTAGATGCAGTCGCTCTACGGGGCGATTGCAAATACAAACAAAAAAGAAATTATGGTAAGAATAGATGACGTATATCAAAAAGTTTTAGCTATAGCTAATAAAGAACAAAGAGGATATATAACTCCACAAGAGTTTAATTTATTCGCCGATTACGCGCAAAAGGAAATATTTGAACAATATTTTCATGATTTAAGTCGCCAAAAACGTGTAATAGAATCTAACGATGTTCAACACACTAACCCGGTAGATATAATAGAAGACAAACTCGTTTACTTTAGAAAAGAGTCGGATATTGATGATGAATACGATTTAGAAGGTTCTTCTGATTTTTATAGAATAGAAAGGGTGTATGGCACACCTTTAGATTCCACCACCCACAATATTGTTGAGTGTAATAAAGTTGAAAAAGATTATAGTAGCAGAAGAAAAAACTTGTTAATACCAACTATAGAAAGACCTCAATATAGATTGTTTAACAACCATATAATTATACTACCTGGTTCCACACCGGTGGTAACACATAATTTTCACTTCTCTTATATAAGAAAGCCATTAAAACCAAACTGGACTTACCTTATAAATAACGGTAACGCGCTTTACAACGGTTCCGCTGTTGATCATCAAGATTTTGAACTACATAGTTCAGAGGAAAATAAATTAATAATAAAAATACTTCAGTTGTCAGGTATCGCGATTAAAGATTTAAATTTAGTTCAAGTTGCAGCACAAGAAGAAATAAAGAAAATTCAACAAGAAAAATAATAAATAAATGGGATTACTCAATAGTACACAAGAAGAATATTATAACGGTTCGAGTTTTGGTGATTATCAATTTACATCTTTAGAAGACATTATAGACTATTTTATGGTTGTATATATTGGTGAAGATAAGATTATACCAAAAGCAAGTAGAATGGATGTTGCTTTCCATGCACAACGTGCTTTACAAGAGCTATCGTTTGATACGTTGAAATCTATAAAATCTCAACAAATTACATTACCACCAACGTTGGTGATGCCACTACCACATGATTATGTAAATTACACAAAGGTTTCATGGTCAGATTCTGCTGGTATTAAACACCCCTTATATCCAACAAGTGCAACGTCAAATCCTTTTCAAATAAAACAAGAGGACTCTGGTGCTTATACTTTTGTGCAATTAGCAGAAGCGGTTGTGGACGGTGATTTTAGTGACTCTGCAAGTTTAGATAGTTGGAATAATCCTACTTATTGGGAGGCACAAGCCTCACACTTTACCAATAATCCGAATGGAGCCATGGGGAATAATATTATCGATTCAAGTAAATTAACATTTCAAAGCAAATCTGATAGTAGTACTGACGACTCTCACATTCACTACCCAATAAATTTTGCTTACCAAGAGCTTGATGTTAGTGATATGCAATCTGTTAATCTTAGTGCTACTGGGCAGGCGGTTAATTCTACCGGTGGCGCAGTTGGAACTTTGAGGGTTGGGTTAAGTACTAAACTTCCACCTGGTGCTGGGTTGACGTATACGAATGACCTCGTGGTTGACGCGACTGGTAGTTATGGTTCAGATTGGAGAAAAGCAAGAAGAAATACTGATCTTGACATGTGGGATTTAGTTGGTGAAAATGGTACCGCTAGTTACTTAGAGTGGACCGTATTAGGTGGAGAGAATTCAAGTCAGACTGTTCAACAGGTTGACGTGGAGAATGTTGATAAGATATATGTTATAGTTGTTTCTTGGAACTATTTCACGACAGTAGAGAATACACTGCAAAGTACTAATAATATAGACAATATATCTGTTGTTAATACAAACGTTAATAACCATTTAATATCTCCAGCTAGTAATAAAACATCATCTTCAACTTGGAACAATTACAAATCTGGAACGCCGTCTGAAAATCAAGATGACTACCAAGATGATATATACTGGCCTTTAGATGGGGAAAGGTACGGCCTTGATCCTCAATACGCTCAAGTTAATGGTTCTTTTTACATGGACAATAGACTTGGAAAGATTCATTTTAGCTCTAATATTTCTGGAAAAACTGTGATATTAGATTATATAAGTGATAGTCTTGGTACAGATGCAGAGATGCAAGTTCACAAATTCGCTGAAGAAGCTATGTACAAATACATTTCTCACGCAATCTTATCAACATCATCATATGGACAGCCTTTAGTACCTAGATTAACGAAAGAAAAATTCGCAGCCATTAGAAAAGCGAAATTGAGATTGTCAAATATTAAACTAGAGGAATTAACCCAAATACTTAGGGGTAAATCTAAACAAATAAAACACTAGCATATGCCGGAAATTAAGAACACTTTTATTCAAGGTAAAATGAATAAAGACCTTGATGAGAGATTGGTGCCGAATGGTCAATATAGACATGCTGAAAACATTGAGGTTTCTTCAGCAGAAGACTCTGATGTTGGTACAATAAAAAACGTATTAGGTAACTATAGGGTAGAGGATAAAATAGGTGCAGATTACACATGTGTAGGTAGTATTGCTGATGAAAAAAACAATAAGTTATATTGGTTCGTTTCAACTTATAATAAAGACGCTATATACGAGTATGATGTTGAGAACGATATTACGCTACCAGTTTTAGTAGATAAAAAAGGTGGCACGGTAAATGCTGTGTTAAATTTTTCTGGCAATATCATAACTGGTATCAATATATTAGATGACTTGTTACTTTGGACTGACAATAATAGCGAGCCAAAAAAAATAAATATAAAAGATTGCAAAGCTGGTACTGATCCAAACGGCCAGCAACACACACAATTAATTTTTGAAAATGGTAGTTTTGAAGGTGTTACTCTTGATAAGGTTTCAAATGGATATGCAAATGATTTTTTAGTAGATAGACCGCCTAGTGGTAAACTTTTTTGGATAGCTAGGGATCCTTTTTTAAAAATGACTGGTGGTGTTGATATTAACGGTGAAGATGTTGCTACTGGCGGTTTTGATTATGCTTATAGCGTAAACCCCGGTTATGTTTTTAGCATTAGACATTATAGAGATAGTGATTTTTTAGGTATAAAAGAGGTTAGATATTACGGTAATACGATTGAAGAGGTTACAGCAGGTGGTGGTAGTGGTACTAATGGAACCGTTGGGCTTTTAGCTACTGGATCTACAGATGATGATTTTCAAGTTGGTGATATATTTTTTGGAAATGACGTTAGGTTAGATATTGAAGAAAAACACGTAACAGTTATAAAGCCAAAACCACTTAATATTCTATCTACAAAGATAAACCACGAAGAAGATTTTGTTAGCACTAGTAAAACCCCTAATTTATTCGAAACAAAATTTCCAAGATTTTCATATAGATACAAATATAGAGATGGTGAATATTCCACATTTGCACCATTCACAGATCCAGTTTTTAATGCTAAATATACTAAAGACACAAGTGCGTCTAGTGATACTAACGTGCTTTATAACAAAGACACTGCTTATGATGTAAAAGAACCTCATAATAAAGCTATGGTTAACTCTATACATTCTGTAGAGTTAACTAATTTTATCAATAGTAGAACGCCGCAAGACGCTACGGAGATAGAAATATTATACAAACAAGAAGGTTCTACTGTTATTTATTCTATTGCTAGTATTAAACAAAGTAGTAAAGAGTGGCACGCAGAATCTAACTCAGAAGGTGCTAACGTTGGTTATAATAAAGATTCTGATGGTGAGAATTTTTTATCGATAGGTGGCGTGACTAAGGGTAAATATATAGTTACAACGGAAAATATATACGCAGCGTTGCCAGCTGACCAAATGTTAAGACCCTGGGATAACGTACCTAAAAAAGCATTAGCACAAGAAATAACAGGTAATAGAGTTGTATATGGTAATTATGTTCAAAATTACAATATAACTGAAGATATAACTGTTACGGTCGGTAGTGATAATAGAGATAATTCTATAAAAAGTTTTGAAACACATGGTTTACCTTCCGTAAAATCTCAAAGAAACTATCAATTAGGTGTTGTATATTGTGATAAGTATGGTAGAGAGACACCTGTTTTTACATCTAGCACTGGCGCTGTAAATATACCCTGGCAAGATGAGATTGGTAATAAAAACGCTAGTAAAAGTTTACAGTTAGCAGTTAGTACGCCTACAAACTTCCCCGAATGGGTTGATTCACTTAAATTTTTCATAAAAGAAAACTCTAATCCATACTATAATCTTTTAATGGAAAGAGCGTGGGTTTCTAAAAAGACTTACGAATTAGATAATTCAGAAGGTCATATGTGGCTTTGTTTTCCCTCCTCTGATAGAAATAAAATTTCAGAAAATGATTATATAACTTTAAAAAAGAAAATTGGCCCTGATGAAACGCAAATAAGTCGTGAAAACAAATACAAGGTAATTGATATAAAAAATGAGGCTCCAGACGCTATAAAATACGAACTAGTAAATCTAGGCACGAGAATTAATAGCGTTTTTTACACTTTAACTCATAGTGGGAATGGTATTTTCCCTTCCACCTCTGACGCCGCTAGACCAGATGTTCCCGGGGCAGATACTATATTAATAAAGAAATTAGCTTGGGATGGAACAACTTCTGCCTCTGGGATGGCGAATAGCGTTTTAACTAGAGATGCACATCTTGGATCTGCTAATAACGTTCCAGTTAGAAGCAACCTATATATTTCATGGAGAAGAACTAGTAGTAGTGACGGTAGAACCTCTCAAAAGTACAAGATAGCAGGTGGTCACGCTACTGGAACGACGTACGTTCTAAAATTAAATTCTCCAATTACAAAAATCGATGCTGATATAGCGCATAAATTGGGTAATGCTAGTTTATCTGAGGGTGATCTTCATGCTGATTTAGTTATTCAAATAGAAGAAAGGAGACTTAAAGAAAGTGAAGATTTTTCTGGTAAGTTTTTTGTTAAAATATCTAAAAACGAAGTTACAGATTTAATAGAAAATGGCGAACCTGTTCCAATTCAAAAGCAATTCGCTGTTACCTCAAAAACTAGTAGCTGGTATTGGCAAGATTACTCAGGAACTTCAGCAGAGGTAGATTTTACCTCAACAAATAATCTTTATGGAATAACTAATTGGAATGGTTGGGATGTTACTTACACAGGTAGTAGCGCAAATCATATTCACAACTCGGCAAATAGAGGTGGTACTACCGATGAATATCCTCACGGCGTTAATACAACTTTAACGTCAAAAATTACCGATTTTGCTGCTGCTTGGAAATATATTTATGAATCCACTTTTGGCCCAACGTTTTTTGTTGACGGTATGCATATGGTCGCTGGCCAAAGCGATGCTAGTAATTATGCTAAATTTGGATGCATAACTTGGGCTGGGTGTACCATTGGTGACTCTACATCAGCTGAAGAATCTAGTTGGAGTTATCCACCGTTAAAAACATGGCTAGGAGATAACGAGAATATCGCTGATAAAATAGGTGGCGCAAGCACAACTAGTGCTGGTTCTGTTTGGTATGAGAACAATATGATTACTACGAATATTAATTTAGTTGGAGATAGTGATTATAATGATTTAAAAGTAGATGGGTGGATTGGCCCATTACAGAGGGTAAGTAGAGACGTGCCTACTAATATAAACGATAACCATATAAACGGTATAGAGGGTATTGTTACCACAACAACCGATCACACAAAAGGCCCACGTAGATGGCTTAGTGGTTTAACCGGTTCTAGTCACGGTGTGGGTACTGATACAAAAACGTATGCTGATAATGAAGATGATATCGGTAGGCATTTTATGCACTTGTCATTTTTCGCTCCAGGTAAAGATTTGCATGATGGTACTTGGGATGGTATGACTGCTGGGCTGAGTGGTACGGAAATGATATATAGTGAAAATTCTTTCATGGCTAATTTACAAGGTATATGGGGCGGGGGTGTTTTTACTGGTGAGGATAAAAACGATACTTTCGGTAACACGCTAGTAGATGAAGAAAAATTCCAACATCTTCCAATGGAAGGTAATTATAGTGATTATAGTTACGTAGCACAAACGCCAGGGCCTGGTGTTGGGTATGGTTATGATATTAAATATAGAGAACTACACGAAAGACAATGGGATCCAACTTTTAATAGAGATGGTGATGGGGATAATAAAATACGTGATTTTCTTAGAAATTTATATCCTGGTTCTAAGTTTAGATTTAATAGAACTAAAACAACGTCGGTAAACGTTGTAACTCCCGTGGTTGATGATAAGGTCTATACAATCAAGAAAGTATCTATAAAAAAATTATACAACCATACTTCTTGGAGAAAACCTTATAATAGATATACTAAAAACGCAGGGGGAACCGCGAGTTATACACATCCAAACAATACTTCTAATGAGATTTTTCAAAGTGTAGAAGAAGTAGCAATGCGATGGTTAAATACTATAGAAGATGGTGGGCTTATAAGTACTTCAAATAACGGTACGGATACTTTGTGGGGAAAAAATACAGCCGTTGGTGACTCCGGGTTGATGAAAAAAATAAAAGAATTCGGCGCTGCTCACAATAGACGGGTTTGTTATATAATAGAATTAGATGAAAACCCAACAGATAGCGAGAGTGCTTTACGTAACCCTTTGGGTGAGGATAATTATATGAATGCTGATTATGTTAATAAGGACTTTTGTGATATAGAGTTTTTAGATCCAGTGCAAGATGTGTTGTTATCTGACTTGAATAAATACCCGTCGATATGGGAGATAGATCCTAAAAAACAAGAGGTAGATTTAGATATATATTATGAAGCTAGTAATCACATACCTGTATATTTAGATGAAAGTAGCAACGAGCTCATAGCTCCCATTGGTTGTAAGGTTGAAGTTTTAAACTCGATAGAAACCTCGACTTCTATAGTTCAATATTGGGAAAATAACATTTTACACGTTGAACCAGGGTTTTTAAAAGGAACTGGTGGAGAGGAAATAAATTACACTGGTATGTCTTTCAAATTTACGAAAGCAGACGGTAGTTATAATATAATAGAATCAGGATTGCAAGATTTAGATGGTGGTACGAGTGGCGTTAAAAAAGAATTTGTTTTTAGAGAAAACATTGGAGATGTTATAGCAACGGGTCTTTCTTGGAGCAATTGTTTTTCTTTTGGTAATGGTGTTGAATCTAATAGAATTAGAGATGATTTTAATGAACCATTTATATCTAACGGTGTAAAAGCATCTACTACCACTCAAGAAGCTTATAAGGAGGAGAGAAGAAAAAATGGCTTGATATATTCTGGTATATATAATTCTGATAGCGGTATAAATGATTTGAATCAGTTTATAATGGCCGAAAAGATAACTAAAGATTTAAACCCTACATATGGTAGTATTCAAAAGTTATTTAGTAGAGACACTGATTTAGTTACTTTTTGTGAAGATAGAGTAGTTAAAGTTTTAGCAAATAAAGATGCTTTATACAACGCCGATGGAAACGTTAATTTAGTAGCATCAGAAAACGTACTTGGGCAAACAATTCCTTTTGTGGGTGAATACGGTATATCAACAAATCCAGAATCTTTTTCTTCAGAATCATATAGGGCTTATTTTACAGATAAACAAAGGGGATCTGTACTTAGGTTATCAAGAGATGGTTTAACACCTATATCAAAAGCCGGAATGAATGATTGGTTTAGAGATAATTTAAAAGAATATAATACATTAATAGGTACATATGATAACTATAAAGAGCATTATAATCTAACACTTTCCAATAACACGAGTTTTAATGAAAATTTAATATCTGATTCTTTCTTGAGAGTTGGTGAAGAATTAGAGGGTTATGTTATTGGATCTTTAGGTATAATAACTAATCCTGGGGTTTTCAATGGTATTCCTTATAGCTCTTTAGATGAAAGTAATATTGTAAATGAATATGAAAACGCAACTAACCCTTTTGATTGGGCTTCGTTTACTTATAATGATTATAATTTCACGGGTACTGTGAAAGTTGTTCATCACGCTGAAATACCACACGCAAGTATAGAACAACCCCTACCGTTCGCGTCTCCACAGAGTTATGTACCCCCAATATATACAGCTACAGGTACTAAAACAATAACTAACTCAGTTACAGGGGGAATAACCACCTCAACAGAAACATTCACCGCTTCTAGCGGGTCGGCCGCTACACAATTGGCTGAAGACGCTGGTTATACCTTAACTTCAGCACCAACAACCACGTTTTCTAGTTTTACACCAGCTACGTATAAAGGCTGGACAAATTTAGAAGACGACGGTTGGTTTTATGATGGTAATTTTAGAACTATGTCCAGTGGTAATTTGTTTGGGACTACCGCCTACAACACGTCTGACGGTCAAGTAAACAGTAGAGTGAGAAGATGGTATGGGACAAGTAGTGCGACTTTATTGAGCGAATCATATACAGCGGCTTCGGAAAAAAATGAATTTGAAAAGTTTTGGGGTAGTACTATTTCCGCGTATCAAAATAGCACTGCAATAATTGGTTGGTACAGTCCGAAGATAGAAAAACCTATATACTTTCCTGGTAAATTCCAACAGACCCCAGTTGCAATTAATGAGAATTCTTTTTCTGGTACTGTAACTAGAAACTCCGGAAGCGCTAATGGAAAGGATGGGGCTATAACCTTTGACAGGGGACATCCCTCTGCGTTAAAAATGGAAATTAGAAATATTGGTAGTGGTAATCTACCAAATGGTGATGGTTTGCTTGACACTTACGTAACCAATGGTGGTGATTTAAGTATAGATGGTGTTGGAAATGGTGGTTTGGTTAGCTACGGTACTGATCAAAGTGGTGATGGTCACGACACGATGTTTAACGGAGAAGAGTTGTATGTTTCGGTTACCATAAGAGTCTATAGTACAGCGGGTAGTGGTAATTCAACACTTACGGGTTATAATGAAATAAAGCCACGGATAGTTATACTAGACGGATCTTCTTGGGTATCTAGCAATGTTATACAAAGCAGTGTTAGTACATCATCTTCTTTAACCTCGGAACAGCAGATATATCAAAAACAAAACGCGGCTTTTGGTAATTTAGGTGCTAGCATTTTATCACCAGTGGCCACTAGTAATACTGCTTACTCGGGTAATAAATTGCTTAAATCCGGGGTGAGTAATTCCTCTGCTGTAACCTTTCCATTAATTCAAAACAACACCCCTGGTATAACCTGGAAGAACTCTAGCGGTGCAACTGCTACTACTGGTGCGCGTTCAGCACAGGTTAGGATTGGTGCAGCGTTTAAATTTAGGGATCATAACCAACAAGATTCATCTGGAGCAAAAATAAGTAATCTTGACAATATTAGAGAGGTAAAGGTTATAAATGATTTAAGGATACGTATAGACCAAACTAAAGGTCCCGCAACAGCAGGTTATTCGAGTGTGGCAAATGGATCAGGACCTAATGCGTCTGGGCATTTTCCATATAGAAATCAATTATGGGAAGTAGAAAGAGTAGATATAAAAAAGGGTTATGGTGTTACAAAACCTCATGTAAACCCTGCAATTGCAACATCAACTGTTACTTCAATAAGTACAGTCCAAACTCAGGTAGAAGTTCCGCTTGGATTGGGACAAAAAGAAGTACTTGCGGTACCTCCAGTTACAGTTCCAGCTTGGACACAGGTTCAACATGTTGGTTTACCTAATAACAGTTGGCAGTTTTTTGGTGGACAAGGTGGAAGTGCAAAACTAGCACAAATTACACCTCAATTATTTGGTCCTAATTATAGCGCTGTAACACAAACTGGTAATAAAAGAAATACTGATTTATCATTAGATCCAATACAAAATTATTACAATTACGTTGTGCCAGAGGATTGGTCGGGTTTGAGTAGCCCTAGCCCCACTGTTAACTCTCCTTATGGTACAACAGGTAGCACGCGTACTATACCTTCGTTGGGTCTTGGGACGCATGGGAATAATTACAGTAGGGTGATATCTGGTAATAATTCATCTTTTTCTTTAGGTACTATTACTTGTGATAATCCGTATGTTAGAGTTGGTAATAACACTCAAAATGGTGTTGTAGATATGAATTTTAATATAACTAGCAATCCGTGGACTACAGGTAATTGGTACTTAGTCGATATAGAATTTTTAGAAGAAGTGGGTACAAATGGTGAACCTACAGATTCAGCTGCTATAGATCCAATAGTAAAATATGGCAATCTTTCACATCCAAACGGGCAGGCTATTGTCATGGGTGCGGCGGCTACCTACGCCACTTCTTTTACTTCTGGGAGCGATATAGATCCTATTCATGGTGTTGGAAAGTATTTCGGTAATAATGGATGGGCGCATGTTAGTTTAGTGCCAACTATTAGAACTGAGTATGGTAACGCGGATGGAACTGGTGACAACAAAGTCGTATTAAGAGGTATATTTAAAGTTGATAGTTCTAGCGCTGTTATACAGGGTTATTTAGGCGCATCAGTAGGTGTTAGTCCAAATGAGTTAACAATACGTTTTCATAACATGCAGAATTATCTACACGTTTCAAGGGTTATAACTAAAAAGCTATCTGGTTCAACAGGTATAACTAATTGGTTGAACACAAACGCTAAAGCCAACGAATGGAGTGCTACGGAAATAAATAGCAGTGGTGCTGTTGCGACACCAGTACATGCTTTTAGCCATAGAATGAACTCTAAAATGCTTTATTATAAAAGCGGTAAATTAAATTGGGAGGTACCCGCTGATCAACTATCTGGTACATACCAATGGTCGCAGCAATTTGGCACTCCCACTACCACCCCATCGCCAGTTGAATCTCAGTTAGGTTGGGAGCTAACGTTTACAGTGTCTGACAATGTACACTCTGGTAATCCGTTTTCGGGTGTATTACAAGGTTTTGTAGCCATAGATGATGGCGCTGGTGGTCACGAGGGTGTTCATTTTGATAATATAAACCAAACAGGTAACTACGCTATTAAGTTTAATTTTAACGGCGACACGGCCTTCTATAACGTAGGGGATAACGCTATTGGATTACCAGATAAACCTTGGAAATTTTTAAGAGCTGACCTTGGATTAGTACCAACTAGTAACTTCGCAGGTGGAACTCTTGATATTGCATCAAACCTTACCGCAGGCGTATCAAATGATTACATTGATAAGGTACAATTTGAGGTTAGTGATCTATCATCAACAGTAGCTCAAGAATATGCGATTAGCGATATACAACTTACGGATTCACAAAGTATATTTGCTGGTGGTAGAGCAGGATCTTGGAATTTTAGTGGATTTGACACTTCTGAAAATAATTATATTTTTTGGAATACTACCAAGTTGAATTTACACTTTAACCAATGTCCAGCTGTGGGTGTTATTGGTGATAGTGTGAGTTTTATTAATATCAACCAGCAAATTACTAAAACTGTAAAAAGATTTCAAAAATACAAGATAAGATTTAGGCATAGTATTTCAGCTGCGAGTACAGCAACACTTTCTATATATCACTATAACACAGATGGGTATGGTTTTAAAATAGACAATATTAGTAGTAGCTCAGGCGTTAGTAGTGGTGATACTGATACTTATGGTAACGACGTAAGGCTCGTGGAACAAACAGTTGTTATTGGTGGTTTGGATTCTAGTGGTGTTCCTGTTGCTGGTTCAAAATGGAGTGATTTTAACGAAGTTGATCCTTTATATAGTCCTGATATTAAAAATTCTTTTGTAATATCCGTTAATGGTGCTGTTGGTGAGAGTATTGCAACTGGTACGATAGATGATATAGAAATGCTCCGTGTTTATGATATACCTAATTTTGAAGACAAAACAATAACTTTTAGCGAAAAAGTTAATGGTTGGACAAGTTTTAAAAGTTTTGTACCTGAGAATGGTTTAAGTGTTTCTAAAAAATACTTTACTTTTGATCAAGGACAGCTTTATGAGCACTATATACCACTAATAGATGGGGAACGTTACAGTAGCGTGATACAGGGTTCGTCTCCTCTACCGTTCGAACCTAAAGAAGCTGATAATTATAATATTTTTTATAATACCGCATATAGTTCTAGTGTTACCACTATTTTAAATAATGAACCGTCGTTAGTAAAAACTTTTAACACATTAAGCTATGAGGGAAGTCAATCTTACGTAACCAACCCTTCTGATGTTTATGTTGATGGAGAAGCTATATACACAGCAAGCGATCTAATTGATATTAATAATTCTGAAGCTTTTTTAGCAGGTGGAGATATACTAGGTTGGACATGTGTTGATATAACAACGGATTTAGATGTTGGTACTTTACAGGATTTCATAAAAAAAGAAGGTAAATGGTTTAACTATATAAGAGGCAAAACGTCTGATATTAACACGGATTTATTTAGCACTCAAGGTTTGGGTATCATTGATTTTACCGCAGTACAAGGACAGGAGTCCCAATCGGGAGGAGGAATATATTAAAAAAATAAATAATGAATATTACTAACTTTATAATAGACACATCGACCATGCCTAATACAGAGGTGATTAGAAGTTTTACCGTTAATGGTGAGATTGGTGCTGAGTTTGAAATAATAGCGTTACAAAATCCTACTAGCTCCTCAGATCATACTAAGTATTATGATTGGGAGGCTAAAGCTTTTTCAGCAGGTCACACTAGTGTTAAAAATAATTTAAAGGTCAAACTTAAATCTAAAAGTTATAATAATCGAATTATTTTCGTTTCTGGAGGCGGTGATTTTGTTGTTAAATTAATAGCTATAAATGGTACTACCATATTTAACAACGTTAAGTTACCGGTTATAAGTAGAGATATGTCGAAAGTAGCAAACCTTATAACATTAACGTTTCAAGGTGTTTCACTCGCTAATAGTAGTAATTACGAAACTTTTCCAAGCACTACAGCAACAGGTGCTTTTAATAGCTCTGGTATTACTTCGTATAATTGGGATATTTCAAATAAAAACAATGACACACATGGTTTTGGTATTTTTGGAAACTCGCAAGATCTTGATCCAGACACTCCTTTTTCCGGAACTACTAGTAGTGTTTTTTACGAATTAGACCTAGGCGCTGACGTATCAGAAATTACTGACAAAATAGAAGCAGCTTGGTTTTTTCAAACAACTGAAACCGTAGATGTCATAGCCCCTAAAACCGATACTGTTGATGGTGCTGTTAGTAGTAATGTAAATGTCGTATTAAATAATAGTTATATCACAACTGGAATTGAAGTTGGGGATTATGTCTATGGAACTGGTGTTACTGCTGGAACTACTATTGCCACTGTAAATGATGATCATGGGAGTGGGTCAACGGATGTAAAAAAAATAACACTATCAGCTGCAATGACAATTAGCGGTGGGGTTACTTTAACTTTTGTAACACCAACGAATAAGGTTAAAGTTGATGATTTAACAGATATAACCGTTGGGATGCAAATAATAGCTGTTAGCACTGGTAGTTTAACTGGCGAACCATTTATAGTGGAAATAGATACTTATAATAAAACTCTAGCACTTAGTTCTAATCAGGCTTTTGCAGATGGTATAACTTTAACTCTTAAGGCCGATGGACTTGATTTGGTAAACGAAACATTAGGTTGTAAAATCGTGCCATCAAATATAACTGTATCTCCAACGGTTTTAACCAAACAAGTTAGATCAAGTATATCTAGTGCAAATACTATACCATTAAACAACACGCTTGGTATCGCTGGTGGAAATATTATTAGATATACAGGTGTTGGTGTTGACAACTCATCTGCTAATCTTATCGATGCGGTGTCAGCTGTTGACGCGGATGGTAGTCCTGGTAATGGTGCTATTAACAGTGGTAGCGCTCAAACTTTAACAACAGGTGCGGTATTAACTTTTCTAGGATCTTTTGCTGTAATAAACTTCTCTGGAGAACTAATTGTGGATAGTTTCCCAAGTGCTAATAGAACAATAAATTTTGATATAGATAAATTTTTATCTGTTGGTACTCAATCTGGATAAAAAAAATAAAATATGGATATAACAAATATAGATTTAAATATTGCACAATTAAATGCATCGTTACAAATAGGTGACCTTGCGTATACGTCGAATATAACTGCGGCGAACGTACTAGAGCAACCACCTGTTTACATTGGTAAAATTGTAGATATAAACTCTAGTGGGGTCTCTGTTTATGGACCCGCTGGAGTTGCTGAAGCTGGTCAATTTCTTTCTTTCTCTAAAGATAACACTGTAAATGAGTCTAGTTTAAAGGGTTATTACGCTAGTGTTACTTTTAAAAACGATTCAAATAAATACGCGGAATTGTTCGCTGTTGGTTCAGAAGTAGCCCCTAGTAGTAAATAAGCGGCAAAAAGTGTGACTATATAAGTACACTTAAATTAAATTAAATGAATGACAATATAAACTTCAGATCTTTTAAAGAAGGAGATTACGAAACTTGTTGTAAATGGTGGGAATGGTGGTGGAAACGCACTGGTTTAAACCCAGTTCAAAGAGCCTTGTTACCAGATGATGATAAATGTTTTATTATAGAAAAAAATGGAGTACCAGTAGCTGCTTATTTTTTACTAGTATTTGAGTTTCGTTTAGTAGCCTTCACCACGTATTTAGTAACAAATCCGAATTACAAAGAAAAAGATAGGAGAGAACTAATAAAACGCTTAGTGCTAAGCGTGGAAAAAGAAGCAGAAAAAATAGGGGTAATGCAATTATTTACTATCTGCATGAATGATCACATGACAAATATACACAACAGTCTGGATTGGATATTATTACCAGTTCAAAATGAAGGTTTTAAATACCTAACAAATAACTTTATAAAACAAAAATAATATGGGAGATTTTTTCGGAAAAAAGTCAAAAGGCAGGCAGACAGCGACAATGAATGAGATGAATGAGATGATACAGAAGCAGGTCGAAGAATTTAAACTCGCACAAGTAGGAGCCCAACAGCAGGCGGGCAGGTCAAGAAGCCAATACCAAGATTTTGATTTTACAAATCCATTTGCCGATGCCACAAATCCATATGCTGGCTTACAAACAAGTTTTGATAATTTAGCTGGAGATCTTACAAATGTTTACGCTGGAGCTGAGAACGTATATGCTGGTGCTAAAAACGTTTATGCTGGGGCTCAAAATACCTATGCTGATCTACAGAATCAATTTGCTGGCATGGAAAACAAGTACGAGGGCATGGAAAATCGTTTTGAAGACATGACTGTTGACATGCGAGCTGCAAATTTCCAATCACAACAAGGCCAACAACAAAGAGCAAATATAATGCAAGGTTTAAGAGGTGCTGCTGGTAGTAGTGGTATTGCTGGTTTAGCTCAATCTTTAGCAAACCAAGGTCAATTACAATCACAACAAATAGCAGCTGGTATTGGTCAACAAGAAAGGCAAAATCAAATGATGGCTGCTCAAGAGGGCTCTAGAATAGACCAACTACAAAGAGGCGCTGGTATGCAATTGCAACAAGCTGAGAGAGCTGGAGCAGCACAACTACAAAGTCAACAAGCAGCGGGAGCGATGCAAGCGCAACAGATGATTATGGGTGGAGCCGCTCAACAACAACAAATGCGATTAGCTGGTGCGGCTGAGCAACAGCGTATGGTACTTGGTGGAGAGGAGAGACTACAAGGATTACAATTGCAAGGAGCGGAAAGAGCTAGAGGATTGGGTATAGACAGGGAGAATCTATCTGCACAAGGAGATTGGATGGCAAATATGGCGGTAATGGAAGGCGATGCAGCTGTTCAAGCGGCAGAAGCTAGTAGGTTATCAACGTTATTAGGTATGGATTATGGAATGCTAGCTGGCGCTAATGCCGCGTACCAAGGTTCTTTAGCTAACCAAATGTCTGGTATGGGTATGAAAGCAGACATGTATGGAGCACAATCAAAAAACAATATGTTTGGTCAATTAGTTGAGGGCGCCAAGGCAGCTTCTGGTTTTTTCACCCCAATCCCTCTTTAAGCAGGTAATTAAATAAATAACAAATATAAATATGGCAAAAATAAATTTAAATCCAGGTGCAGACGCAACTTTAGTAACAGCCGCAACACGTGCTGGGATGGGTAATATACCTGGAGATTACAGTAAGATTTTTGAAAGAGCTGCAAAAAGTTACGGGGAAACTATGGAAGCCCAATCACAGATGTGGAGCGACGTTGGTAAAATCGCTGGTATAGTTGGTGCTGACATGGTTCGAAACGCTAACGAGTTTATAGATTACCGTATTAAAGCAGGTGGTTTAAACCCTGATAGCCACGCGTTTTTAGTAAATGAATTAGAAGAGCTTAAACAAGCGCAGAAAGATCTTGGTTTGTTTCCTGGTGTTTTTGGTGATAAAGAAACAAGACAAAAAAAAAGAGAATTAAAGATAGAACAAAAAAATCTATTTGCTGAAATTGATCTAGCAGCAGAAAGCATCAAGAGTGGTGCTGAAGCTATAGCAGCTGGTACTTATGATGCTAGTTTGTTCACTGGGGATGCGGAGTTGGTAAATGCTATTATTAAAAGTAATTTAAAAGATAGAATCACAGCTAGTGGTTACCAAGCCGTTCTTAGTCGTGATGAAAAAACCGAGGAGCTAATGTTCACTCTTTTAGATAAAAATGGTAAACCTGAGCTAGATCCAGTTTCTAATAAGCCTAGAACAATGACTATGAAAGAGTTTAATAAAAGCATAGCGACTAACGTTAAAGACACTAAAAACGTGGTAGGTAATAGTTTGAGTACTTTTGAAAACGAAATAGCGACACTAGGACAAACTAGTAAAAGTGCTGTTGTTTCAGACCAAATGTTACAGCTTTCTTTAAACAAAGTAGATAGTATATTACAGAGTGATGTAGATATAAAAAGAGCAATGTTAGCAAAGTATGGATTTTCAGGTACTTCTTTTGGTGATGATCTTAACACTAAAAATGCAATATCAGAAGATGTATTTTCTTCTTTAGTTCAAATTATGGAAAAAACTACAAGCGGTCAGTTGGAAGCAACAGGTGCTCTTGAGGGTATAGCTGATACTGATGGTATAATGGGTTTAAACCAAAAAGAAATTAACGCGGGTTATAGTACTTATGTAAGTAACATATTAGGCATGAAAGATCCAGCGGCTAGTAAAGCTGCTTTTAAAGCATCGTTCGCTGATAGAATACGTGGGGCTCACAAGTTTGGGTATAGCAATAGAAAAAAAGAAGGAAAAGGTAATCAATTAAACCCTTTTAACAAGGGCGCTGGTACAACTGTTCCTGGTTCGGCACCAGAGGGAGGTAAAAAAGAAAAATACTTGAGTGGTGCAGCTAGAAACCTTAATAGAAGATCTGTAATAAATATAGTTAATGGTGTTGGTGGAGCAACTCGTTTTGTTGGTATTCTAAATGATTATAATTGGGACAAAGATAAAGGCCTTTGGAATGATGGTGAAAAAGATATAACAACACTTGACCTTATGTTAAACGAACAAATACACTTCTCGGGTGGCGAGTTTGAAAAAGGTTTAGCTGGTAGCGGTAGTAGTGGTAGTGGTGGAAAATTAAAAACGGAAGACATTACTAGGATTGATAATATTTGGAAAGATACACAAGAAGAGGCTAGAGCGGCAAGCGCAGTAAATGAAATATTAAAAAGTTATGGCTCCCCTAAATCTGTAACTGTTCCCTGGGCGCCTGGAAGTAATTATAAAATAAAATTTGATAATCAAGAGTTTTACACAGACAACCCAACGGATTTAAAAGATTTTAAAATTTTAATAGAAAGAGAGTTGAGTCGTGTTAGACAAACACCAACCACTACAACAGAGTTAACAGCTCAAGACTATGTTGACGGAAAATAATAAATAATAATATGGAAGAATTAAAAGCTATAGTTCAACGTATGATTGACGCTGGGGAGCCAGAAGAGAAAATTAGAGAAGCAGTAAGACTTTACAAAGAGCAAAACTCGGGAAAAGTACAAAGCTCAACGGTAGGCCCGACGGTGAGCCAAGACGATATGGGGTCAAAATCGGAAACTGGTTCTTCGGGTTCAGTAAATTGGTTTGATCAAACATGGTTTGGTAGAGGTTTTAAGGCCGCTAGCACTACAGGTGAAGCCACTAGTCTTATGTCTGAAGATTTTTCCAATATAGACATAGAGACTATACAAGAGTTTATAGTAGCTAAAGAGCAAGAAGCAGCTAGCTATGTTGAATCTGAACGTATGAAAAAGTTCCAAGAACAATACCAAAAAGAAGGTAGTACGTGGTCTGCGTTTTTTAGAGGCGTAAAAGACCAACCTGGTTTAATACCAGAATTATTTGTACAATCTTTAGGTACTCAAATTGGTACTTTAATAGATTCTCCCACCGCTTCATTAACCGCTGCCGCTGTAGGTGGTGCTACTGGGGCTAAACTAGGCGCTGCAGGTGGTTCTGTCGCTGGTCCCGCTGGAACAGGAATTGGTGGTTTGCTTGGTGCCGCAAGTGGAGCTATGGGTGGTTTAGCTACCTCAATGGAAGCGGCGTTAACATTTGGTGAGTTAATAGAAAAAGAACTTGAAAAAGAAGGTAAAGAATTTACTGATAAAAACATAAAAGAATTACTAGAGGGACCAAAAGGTAATTCCATAAGAAATAAAGCCATTGGAAGAGGACTTGCTATTGGTACTGTGGAAGGTTTAACCGGTGGTATTGCTGGTAAGGTGGCTACGACTACTAAAGCCGCTGTAGCTCTCGCTAGAGCTGGTAAAAGTGCTAAAATATCTTCCTTAGCGGGTGTTGGTGCTGGTGTTGGTGTCGAGGCTATAGGTGGTGGTGTTGGTGAGGTCGCTGGTAGATTAGCTGCTGATCAAGAAATGGATCCAGCAGAAATAGGTTTTGAAGCTATAACAGGTATTACAAGTGCGCCAGTAAACGTTGGCCTTGCGCTTAAAAAAGTAAAAGAAGCTAAATATTATCTTAATGATATGAAAGAAGAAGTTTCTTATAATGAGTTTAAAAACTTTGTTGACACCGCGAGTGATCAAGATATTTTAGGTGCTAAAATTAGAACAGAAAATGACGCAACAGGCATAGGCGCAAAAGCAGCCAAAAGAAAAAACGATTCTTTAATAAAGTCTCAAATTGATGACTCTATAACAGATCAAAAAGATATAGACAAATTACTAAAATTATCTTTCTTAAGAGATAACGCAAAAGCAAACTTAAAAAAAGAAGGTATAAATAAAGCTCCTAATGCTGAAAAGAAATTAACAGATATAGAAGCTCAAATTGATAAAATTATAGGTAAATACGAAGGTGCTGTTGATGTGGCTAAAACTAAAGATGCTGCTAAAGCCCGTAAGTCCGCTAGGGATTCTAGTGTTGCCGCTACAATTGCTTTTGCAGAAGCTAAAGGGAAGTTAATAGGTAAAGATGTTAAGGTTGTAGAAAATGATCAAGCAGCTCAAGAGCTACATGATAAACTAGTAGCAGAAGGTAAAGCTAAACCTCAAGACGTTACGGGTTCTGATGGTTTTATTGTTGGCGATGCTATTGTTATAAACAAAGACGTTGCGGGTAGACAAGGTGCTATTAATGTTGGTGCTCACGAATTACTACATGGTGTTCTCCAAAAACATTTAAACACTCTTGTTAAAGAAACAAAAGACAAAGATGGTAATGTTATTGAAGATAAAACTGAGTTAAAAAAGTTTATAAGTGATTTTAAAAAGTCTTTAAGTGAAACGCAAAGAAATTATTTAGAAAAAGTAATAAAAGAAAATTACAAAGACGAAATAAAACAAGCGGAAGCAAAAGGCGAAAACTTTTTAGACACTACAGATGAGTGGTTAACTCAGTTTATAGATGGTATAGCTACAGACCAAATAACATATGATGAAAGTAGTTTTGCAAAAATTAAAAGTTTTATCGAAAGGATATTTAGAAAGTTTGGTTATAATAAAGAGTTTACTAGTGGTAGACAAACGTATGACTTTTTAAAAGACTTTCAACAAAGTGCTGCTAAATTTGAGCTTAGTGCTAGAGCTCAAGCCGTTGCTGGAGGTGGCGTTATAAGTACTGAAACTAAAGCTTCAAAAACTCAAATATCAGAAAAAGCTGCAAAAATTTCAAAAGAAGTAGATGATATAGGTAAAAAAGCTACTACAAAAGCAGAATATGACGCTGGTGTAAACATAGAAGCTTACAACTATTTAATTGACAAACAAGGTTTAGATGGTTTGATATTAGCAGAGCTTAGCAAACGTGGTATAGACACAAAAGCAGATGATGCTAATGTTAATGGTGTACCACTTGTAGATTACATGGAAGATGTTAGAGCAAAGTTAATACCTGATGTTTTAGGTTTTAACCCTGATAAAGAAGTTACTAGTGAAGGTAAGTTTGGTTTATCTGGATATATAAACAAACGTCTTAAGTTTAGAATGGGTGACGTTGCTACTAAAGCAAAGAAAACTGTTACTGGTAGATCATTAGAAACACCTGTTGGTGATAGTGGTAGAACACTTGCTGAAACTATGGAAGACGAAGGCGATACTAGATTAAAAGCCTTTGAAGAAGAAGATCTTAGTATTTCAGAGCAAAGAAGAGCTATAGAAACAGAGCAAGATAAAAACGAATTAAAATCTAGGTATAGACATAAATTAAAAAATAATGATGGTTCTAAATTAATTAGTGAGTCTATAGTAGAAAGAATAAGAGAAGGCATAAGATCAACTTTAACAAAACTGGCTGGCAAAGCCGCTTCGCCTGACTTTTTATTTAACTTTGAAAATACAGTTAAAAGAGATTTAAAAAATATAGTACAAAAAGCTATTGGCACTAAAAAACAATATAAAGATTTTGTTTTAAAAAACATGTCTGACATTGTTGACTTTACATCGGTACAAGATTTAGTTGCTTTAGAACGTTTAGTAGGCCAAGGTAAATTAAAAGGTGGTAAAAAAATATTTACAGTTGCTATTAAAAGACTTACTAAAATAGAAGACATACAAAAAGCAATAAACGAAGGTAAACTACCAGTAGACGCTATTAATAAAAGTGAACAAGGCGTTATGCTGAATGAAAAGCGTATGCCAACTGAAGAAGAGCTTACAGCTTTTTTCTTTGGTAATGACATGCAAGAAGTATTAGGTTACAAGCTTGGAGGTTCTACATTGGGTACTAGAAAAGATGGTTTAGCTCGTATGATTATTACTGAGCTAGCACAAGACGCTGTAATGGAAACAATGCAAGAGCCTGCTGTAATGGAAGAGTTAGTAGCTCAACAACCTGACGTAGCAACAGATGTAATGGTAGCAAACGTTGCTCAACAAATAAACAGAAGTCCTTATCTTAAGTTTAGTAAAAACAAACAGATAGAGGCAGGTTTTAAAATATTAAACAAAGGTTTTAATTTAGAAAGTAAAAAGTTTAAAACCTGGACTAAAACTGTAACACCTCAAGAAAAAGGTTATGTAATTGATAAGTGGAAAAAAAGAGAGTTTGAAGTTTTTGTACAAAGTAATAACGTTATATCACAAAAAGAACTAGATGCTTTAGATAAAAAGTTTCCAGATAAAAAACTAAAATTACATAAAAAATACGAATACGTTGCAGCTGATAGATTAAGAACTATTGTTGATAAACTTGGTTTAGATTATAAAGTAGATCAACCTAGTGAAAAAGATAACGCTGGCGATGTAGAGGTCAAAGATTCTAATGGTAATGTAGTGCTTTCTATTGAAATAAAAGGAGACACAGCTAGAGGAATATCTGTAAATATAAATTATAAAAAAGATAGTAAAGTTCAAGCAACTAAACAGTTGTATGGTGAACAACAAAAGACAATAGAAGGGAAGGTAAAAGTTATATTTGAAAATATAATACAAGTTGTTGAAGAAACTTTTGGAGAAGATGCCGTTGGTTTTACACCAGGTGATAATTTAGAAATATCTAAAGATGCTATTGATTTTGTCGTAAGAGGTAGTAATAATCTTCATTTTGCTGCTCATGATATAAATGAAACTATAACCATGAAACAGTTTGCAGAATCTTACCAAACTAAAAAAGGCGCTAGTGGTATTGAAAGAAAAAGTCATGTTATAGATATGAAGGGTAGAGGCATGGTAGACATGAATATTAACGATGCTAAACTAAAAATAGAAGGACTTACAAAGGCAGATGATATAGATGTTGATATACCACTACAAATAAGAATAACTTTTGGAAAAGTAAAAAAGAATGGTATGGTTACTGTTGGCTCAAGGTTAGAACCCCAACTAACAGCATTTGATTTTCCGCAACAAGATGTTAGCTTGTTAAATAAAAAAGATAATAAAAATATTTCATTTGTTGAAAATATAACAAAAGATGTAACTGTTAGTCAAAACTTAACAAAAGCATCTAGATCTAATAAATCTGAGTCAAGAGGTGCTAGTATATTTGATTTTGATGAAACAGTTGGTGTTAGTGAAAACTTTGTTATCGCAACAAAAGGCGATATAACTAAAAGAATACCATCTGAACAATGGCCACTCGTTGGTGAAGCATTGCAACAAGAAGGTTATAAGTTTGATTTTACTGATTTTAATAAAGTAACTAAAGGTAAGCCAGGTCCGCTTCTTCAAAAAATGAAAAACCAAATAGAAAAGTACGGGCCTAAAAACGTGTTTATACTTACGGCTAGAGCGCCTGAAAGTGCTAATGCTATTCACGAGTGGTTAAAATCTGAAGGTGTTAACATACCTTTGCAAAATATAACTGGCCTTGGTAATTCTACAGCTGAGGCGAAAGCAACGTGGGTTTTAGATAAATATGCTAACAAAAATTACAATGATATATACTTTGTTGATGACGCCTTGCAGAACGTACAGGCTGTACAAAACATGCTGGATCAACTAGATATTAAAGGTAAGTCTGTTCAAGCTAAAATTAAGTTTAGTAAAAACATGAACAATGACTTTAATAAAATATTAGAAGAAGTTACTGGTATTGAAGCTAAAAAACGTTTTTCAGATATTAAAGCTAGAAAACGTGGTGAAAGTAAAGGCAAGTTTAGATTTTTTATACCACCATCTCATGAGGATTTTGTAGGTTTACTATATAACTTTATGGGTAAAGGTAGAAGAGGTGATCAACATAGAAACTTTTTTGAACAAGCTTTGGTTAGACCTTTAAATAGAGCTTATAGAGAAATAGATACAGCCAAGCAAGCCATAGCAAATGATTATAAGTCATTAAATAAAAAGTTTCCAGATGTTAACAACAAACTAACAGAAAAAACCCCTGATGGTGATTTTACTTTTCAAGATGCTATAAGGGTTTACTTGTGGAATAAACATGGCTATGATATTCCTGGTTTAACCAAAACTGATAAAGGAAATTTAGTGGACATAGTAATGAATGATCAGCAGTTACAAGCTTATGCTGAAACACTAAACGTATTGTCTAAACAAGATACGTATGTAGACCCAGGCCCAAACTGGGAAATGGGTAACATAAGAATAGATTTAGTAGATGCTACAGGTAGAGTTGGTAGAGCAAGTTATTTTACTGAGTTTAATGAAAACGTTGATATTATATTCTCACAAGAAAACTTAAACAAAATTGAAGCTGGTTATGGCAAGTCAGCAAGAGAAGCGCTAGAAGATATGCTACATAGAATTAAAACTGGTGTTAATAGAACGAAAGGAACAAGCGCTAAACCAAATATGTTTATGAACTGGTTAAACGCTTCTGTTTCTGGAGTTATGTTCTTTAACACTAGATCTGCGTTATTACAGCAAATGTCTAACGTGAACTACTTAAACTTTGCTGATAATAACATATATGCCGCTGGTAAAGCTTTTGCTAATCAACCTCAGTACTGGAAAGACTTTGCGATGATATTTAATTCTGACATGTTAAAACAGAGACGTGGTGGTTTACAAACAGATATTAATGGTGCTGAACTTGCAGAGGCTATCAAAAAAGCAAGACCAGGCAATATGTTTGATCAAGTAGCTATTATAACCGGTAAGGCACTTAGATTAGGGTTCTTGCCCACGCAAATTGGTGATAACATTGCGATTGCAACAGGTGGGGCTGCGTTTTATAGAAATAGAGTTAATAAATATATAAAAGACGGTATGTCTGTTAAAGAAGCCGAGGCTGCTGCTTTTACGGATTTTCAAGATATAACCCAGTCTACACAACAGTCAGCAAGACCTGATATGACATCGCAGCAACAAGCTAGTTGGGTAGGTAAGTTAATATTAAACTTTTTAAATACGCCTTCTCAATATAACAGAATAATTAAAAAAGCTGGTCTTGATATTATAAACAGAAGGATAACTGGTCCAAACACTACGCAATTACAAAGTGATATGTCTAACATGTCTAGAATATTGTATTACGGCGCTGCACAAAACTTAATATTCTATGGTTTACAAACGGCATTGTTTGCTGTTATGTTTGGGTTAGAAGATGAAGATGAAGAGAAAAAAGCTGAACAAATATTAAAGAAAAAAGAAAGAGTTATCAATGGCTCTATAGATACTATATTAAGAGGTTCTGGTATATATGGCGTTGCTGTTTCTACTATAAAAAACATGGTAATAAAATTCTTAGAGCAAAGAGAAAAAGGTTATAATAAAGATGAAAGTGCTGTTATAATGGAAATGTTAAACTTTTCACCTGTTGTAGGTATTAAAGCTAGAAAAATTGTTAATGCTGAAAAAACATTAAACTATAACAAAAAAGTTATAGATGAAATGGAAACTTTTGATATTGACAATCCTCAATGGTCAGCAGTTACAAATTATGTTGAAGCTATAACAACAGCGCCTGTAAATAGAATATATCAAAAATCAATAAACCTTAGAAACGCAGCTGACAATGATTACACCGCCTTACAAAGAGCATTGTTTTTTAGTGGTTACACTACTTGGAGTTTAAATCTTGGTGATACTCAAAAAATGAAAGACATTAAGCAATCCACAAAAAATACAAACAAGCAGATAAACAGAGGTAACACAAGATCAAGAAGTAGATCAAGAAGTAGATCAAGAACTAGAAATAGATAGGTAAACAATTCAAAAAATAAGTGATAATATAAAGATGGTGAAAAGACTAATAATATCGCTACTACTTGTGTCTAACATAATAGTAGCACAAACATTTGGAAAAGAAGACGTTAAGAAGCTTTTAAAGTTCTCTACTTTTTATGCCGCTGTAAACGGTGGAACATCACTTTCTGATGTTGACATATTCTCTGTAGACAATGGTTTATCTACACAGACTATTTCAACTCCTTATGATTATAATTTTACCATAGGTTTACGTAAGATTGCTCGATTTGGGTATGAGAATAAAGCCCAGACTTTTTATGATGGAACGGAATCTAATTACAGTGATGCGGCCACTGTAGGTAAGGTCAAAGGAGTTGAGTATTTATTTGAAGTTGATTATAAAAGACAAGAAGGTGTAGATTATATGGATCAACATCACTTTATTAGATTTAGTTCTGATGATGGTTGTGGTGATGAATTATGTATAAACTTTTTTGCTTTAAAACTAGAGTATCTTGAGGATGGTTTTGCTGATATTAAGTACTTTGAAGCATCCGAAAGATATAGACAGCGAAAAGGCAAAGACTTATCTTGGAATGTTGGATTAACACATCGGTTAGCCGAACCATACGGTTATAACGCTTTAGATGAATGGGTGTTAAGTAATGGCAATATACATTATACTTATTTAGCGTTGCAAGAGGGATACGAGGTAGATGTGTATAGCAACGAATACTTCAACCCAGCTGGTGAACTAGTTGCTACTAGCGCTGAGGTTTGGGAGGCGGTTGTAATACCAACAGTGTTATCAGATTACACTGAAAAGAAAAGAAACGAATTAAAGAAAACAATACAACACTCTTTAGTTGTGGGTTTTGATTATTATAAGTATTCCAAGAAAACATGGTTGCACGCGTGGGGAAGTTTAATGCCGTATCATTATGATGACGGAAGTGAATTTAGTTATCATAACTATGTAGATGGGCAATGGTATGATTATTCAGGTGGATTGATTTATGGGATAAAAGTAAATAAACAATTAGGTTATTTTGTAGAAGGAAAATATAACAAGTACTGGAATCGTGAATGGTACGATTTTAAATTAGGATTAAATTACACAATATTTTAAAAATAAAATTATGGGATATAAAATGAAAGGAATGAGTTTTGGAAACTCTAAAAATAAGACGAAAAAAACAAAACACACTACTTCTTCAAAGTGGGACCACGAAGACGCTAGGGGTGAGTGGAATAAAGAAAATAGGAAAACGCGCAAGGCAAAACAGAAAACTTCTTATATAGGTAGAAAAATATAAAAAAATGGCTAAAGAATTAAACGAGGATACAGCGTTTAAACTAAGTATAAAAACGCTAATAGGTATAGGTTTTGGAATGGCAACCTTAATAAGTATGTATTTTATGCTTCAAGCGGATATCGCTGAGGCAAAAGAACTACCTATAATACCACCAGACGAAGTTACTAGAATGGAATTCAATATGAAAGATCAAATGATCCGTAATACTATTTTAGACACGCAGAAAGACGTGGAAGAAATTAAAGGTACTCTAGAAAAGATAGAGGATAAATTATACAATAGATAATGAGATGCTTACTATTTTTACTAATGTTTATTTGTAGCAATACTTTTGCTCAAATAGAAGCGACACATTTTAATGCTGGTTGGAATAAGGCTAATGATGTAGATTGGTTTATGGATCTTGAAGATTGTAAGACTAAAGGTTATACTGATATAGCTACAAATACAGAAGCACAAATGGAATATAAAATAGCAGTTGTACCTACTATTATAATATTTAAAGACGGGGAAGAGGTTGCTAGATTCCAAGCTGATTTAAGTTTTAAAATGGTATCGACAAAAGAAGAGGTGCAAGAAGAAATAGATAATCAATTAATGAGTGATTTTTAATATGGCTAGAAGATATATACATGGTAAAAGAAAAAGGCGCGCACCTTTAAGGCAAATAGAGGGTTTTGGACAAGTAGCATCTAAAGATAAAAAAACTACATTATCTACAGTAAGTAGCGCGGGAATAAAAGATGAATATGGACAAAAAAAATTAACTGGATTTGGAGCTTTAGTCGGAGAACATGAGATTGGCGGGGGAAAGCTTGGTCTTAATATTAGTAAAGTACTAGAGTTTAATCCAACAAGCAAAGAAACATCTAATATAACTAGTATAGGAGCGGGTTATAAAACTAAAAAAGGATTTTCTTTAGGAATAAGTGGTGAAAAAGGATCATTTAAAGGACCACATCATGATATTACAACTTCTTGGAAACCAAAATTAAATATCAAAAAAACTACAAAGAAAGGAAACGTATACAGTCTTAAAATGGGTAAAGATTCAGGTATGATTGGGATAACACGTAAATTTTAAACAATGTATACTTATAAAATAAAACTAGATAGAGTGTTAGATGGTGATACTATTGATGCTCATATAGATTTAGGGTTTGATATCCACGTAAAAAAAAGAATTAGATTTATGGGTATTAATACTCCTGAATCAAGAACTAGAGACTTAGAGGAAAAAGCTAGAGGTTTAGCAGCTAAAGATAGATTAAAAGCTATATTAGAAGGGGCGAATGAAATACAACTATGTTCTCATGGTGTTGGAAAATATGGAAGGTGTTTAGGTGAATTACACGTAGACGTGTTAGATGGAAAAGAATGCTTAACTCTAACTAACGTGAATGAATTATTAATTAAAGAAGGACATGCCGTAGAATATCACGGTGGAAAAAGATAAAAAAATATGAAAGAATTTATTTGTAAATTATTATGTAAAATAACTTTTAAAAAAGTTTGTTTAAATTGGTGTAAAACTTGTTGTTGTAAATAATGAAAAAGTTATTATTACTACTATTATTACCTGTATTTAGCTTTGGACAAGTTGTAAATACTTTTCCTTGGATACATGATTTTGAAAATGGTGTTGAACTAGAACAAGACACAAATGATTTTGCTAATTGGTATTTAACACAAGGGTCAACAAGCTCTATGAACACGGGTCCTAGTGGAGATCACACGACTGGTAGTGGTATTTATTTTTATGTAGAATCTTCTAATCCCAACTTCCCAAACAAGGTGTTTGTAGTATATACACCTAGGTTTGATGTTTCTGCCACACCTGGTAAAGTATTATCATTCTGGTACCACATGTATGGAGCAGCGATGGGTGACTTAGAAATAGGTATATTAGATAGTACTGGTTATACAGCGTTAGACACTATATCTGGAAACCAAGGAAACCAATGGCAATTAGCTTATTATCCAATAACAGCTACAGCACCATTTAAAATAAAGTTTAAAGGTACTACTGGTTCTAGCTATACTAGTGACATGGCAATAGATGACATAATGATTAGCGATCCATATACGGTTATATATGGGTGTACTGATAGTGTATCTTCTAATTATGATTCTACGGCTACACATGATAACGGCACGTGTATATATTACTACGGCTGTATTGATCCTAGTGCTACAAATTATAATCCATGGGCTAATGTAGATAACGGTAGTTGTATACAAAACGTAGCCTGTGACTCTGCTACACAGTCTTTAATAGAGGTGGCTATAAAGCTAGACAATTGGCCAGGCGAAACATCTTGGGAAGTTTTAGCAAATGGTAGTGTAATATACTCCGTGCCTTCAAACACATATGATTATACACAAACAGGACAAACAGTTAGAACACAAGTATGTATACCTGTTGGTGATACAATAGTATTTACACTTAACGATACTTATGGTGATGGTATTGGTGGTGGTTCTGTAGTTGGTAATTGTTTAGTGACTAATATAGATTGCGAAGATACTTTGTTTTTATTAAACCCACCAAACTTTGGTAATACAATATCTTCTTTACCTTATATATCTGACACTTGTAACAATGATACTATAATATATGGTTGTACAAATGAAGATTATTTAGAATACGATTCACTTGCTACGGTAGATGATGGTGGTTGTATGACATTAGCCGCTTATGGCTGTACTGATCCAACACAATTTAACTACGATCCTAATGCTGACCGTATGTTACTAACATCGCCTTGTACTTATGATTTAATATTATATGATGATGGTGGTGATTCGTGGGGTGCTTGTTGGTTAGGTGTTGAACACGGTGATTCGTTATGGCAATTTAAAATAACTAACAATGGTGTTTTTTCTGACACATTTGAATTAGTTCTTAATTCTAGTGATGAGGTTTATTTCTATTACTTTGAAATACCTACACCCCAACAAAACACTCAACAGTTAGATATACAGACGATACAAAATTCATTTAAACTAGAAAATAGTTATGGAACAGTTATACACCAAGGTAATAATCCTTGGCCCGGTCCAAATGAAAATAAATTAAGAAATTATAAAAGCGCTTTAGATATATATGAAGCGCAACCTTATTGTGGTAACGAATGCATACCTGTTGTTACAGGTTGTATGGATATTAATGCTTATAACTATAATTCTTTAGCAAACACCAACAGCGCGTGTTATTATAGTCCTGGTTGTACTAATGCTGGTTACGTAGAATATTATACTCAAGGTTTTACCGCTGATATTGATGATGGTTCTTGTAGCGTCTTAGCTGTGTTTGGTTGTACAAATCCTACAAAGTTCAATTACGACCCAACAGCTAACGTAGATAACGGCGGTTGTATTGATATTATAACTGGTTGCATGGTAGCTGGATCTTTTAATTACAATCCACAAGCAAATACATCCGGCCCTTGTACACCTATAATATATGGTTGCACATCGCCCATAGCTTTCAACTACAATCCGCTGGCAAATACTGACGACGGAAGTTGTATTGGTATTGTTTATGGTTGTACAGATCCTACGGCGTTTAATTATAACCCCCTAGCTAACGTAGATGATTCCAGTTGTATCGAAATCGTTTATGGATGTATGGATCAGACAATGTGGAATTATGATCCTCTGGCTAATACGGATAACGGAGCGTGTATAGCATTCGCTTATGGCTGCACTGATTCTACTATGTTCAATTACGATCCATTAGCCAACACGGATAATGGCTCTTGCGTTCCTTATGTACTTGGTTGTACAGATCCCTCGATGCTTAACTATAACCCTCAAGCAAATACAGAAGATTTTAGTTGCATACCATTTATTTATGGTTGTATGGATTCTACAGCGCTAAACTATGATCCATTGGCTAACACTGAAAACGGTTCGTGTATTGATGTAATTCAAGGTTGTATGGATGTTAACGCTTGGAATTATGATTCGTTGGCAAATACAAACTTTGGACATGATTCATTAGGTTGTTTATATGCCGCTGAATGGTGTATAAATGGATCTGGTAATCCTTTCTTTTTAAATGACGAATGTTATGCTTGGGTAATATCAGTAGATGATTACTGTTGTGAGAATGAATGGGATACTATATGTCAAGCAACATATGATTACTGTGATGGTACTTGGTCAGGACCATTACTAAGTAGAGTTAAACCACAGGAAAGCAAACTAATAATGATTACAGATTTATTAGGTCGACCAACAAGAGAAATTAAAAATCAAGTATTACTTTACATCTATAGCGATGGAGTAGTGAAAAGAAAACTAATAAAAGAATAATTATGGCAACAACAACAGCAACTATAACGCTAAGTAGTACTGATTTATTATCAGATGTATTATCGTTAAACACAACAGCAACGCTAACAACGGCTGGAACTTCTACTGGTGTAACAGCAGCTATAGGTTTGAGTAGACTAACAATATCAGACACTAGTGAGACAACTTTATTTGATGCCTCTGCTTATACGGACGACAAGGCACATAAAATATATATAAAAAATACCTCTACAACAGCTGCTCAATATCTTTTAATAAAAGTAGCTGGCGCTGAATTAGGTAGATTATATGCTGGTGATTTTGTATTTGCACCTTGGAGCGCTGATACAACTAGTACAGATTGTGATGTTACAGTAACACCATCTCATTCTGGTATGACTATAGAATATATGGCCTTTATAGATTAATAAACAATAATAACAATTAAACAACAAAAATTATGGCAACAACAACGGCAGCGATCGCAATAACGAGCGCGGATTTGCTGACAGATGCTTTATCGCTGTCGGCTACTAAAACACTACACAAAGCAGGTTCAACTGTAGGTTTAGATCAAACAACAGGTATAACTAAAGCTTACTTAACAGCAACAACACAGGTGGATATATTTCCAACATTGATAGATGGTAGTATAGCTTTTGCAGGTAAATCATCATGGGTTTACATTTGTAACGAATCAGAGGATGAAACTGAATATGCAATAGTAAAGGTTAGTGGTAATGTTATAGGTAAACTATACGCGGGAGACTTCTTGTGGATGCCTTGGAGTATGGCGGAAGACGCAGACTCGGACAATAAGCACGCAGATATACAATTAACACCTAGTGTAGCTACTGGAATGTGGTTCTCATGGTGTTGTATAAATGAAGGTACAGAATATCCAACATCAGTTTAATAATAACAATATAAAATAAATAAATATGGCAACAATAACAGCAGCATTAACAGTAAGCAGTGATATTTCTTCATATGGTGGGCCTTCTATAAGCAAGACCATGACTATGACTAAAGCTGCGACAGATAACGGTTTGGAAAGAACCTCAGGTGTACAAAGAAAATATTTAACAGCAGCAAACGAAGTTGATCTTATACAAGGAGCGGCGGGGGTTGTGGCAGACATGACGGTTTCAGCTACCGCTTCAGCAGCTAAAATATATATAAAATATTTAGAAGCTGACACGTCAAAATATGTAACTTTAAGTTTTGGAAACGCTAGCACTGGCTCGTCTTTAACGGCAAACGATAGTAATGGTACTCACATGGAGATAGGGAGGCTTTATGGTGATGACTGGATGATTATTCCTTGGGATGGAACTAGTGCAACAGGAGATATTTGTGTTCTTCCTAGCGTAGCAACAGCAGCAGCACCAGCTATTATAGAATATATAGTATTTTTCGATTAATAAATGCCCGCGTTTTATAACATAAAAGGAGCTAGTGTATCTGGTGGTAAAGAAACCACGGAACTAATAGCGCCTAATACTAGTGATACATATCGCTCTATTATGTTTACAAATGTACATGATACAGCTGACGCTACGGTAACCTTGTTTATGCAAGATGACCCAATTAGTGGGACTACTAGTACTTACAATATAGTACACACCGTGGCTATACCAGCTGATTCTTCTTTGGTTTTAGACGATAACATTATTTTAAATTTTCCAGACCAATACGGTTTGTATATAACCGTTGCCGCGTCGGATACTGTAGATGTAATATTATCTTAATATGAAATGGATAGGACAACTTATATACGATCAAATTGCTAGATTTCGTAATGATGTATATTTACAAAATATATCTTCGGGTACCATAGCTAGTGGCGGTAATCTAGGATTAGATTCTAATAATAAAATAGTAAAGGCAACGGAAGCGGCTGGCGATATCACCGGTGTGGCACTAACTGCTAGTGGAGGTATAGATTTGACAAGTGTAGCTAATGCTACTGGTGGAGATTATGCTGCTACTATTGGTGTTGATGTATCTGATTTTATGACTAACGGTAGTGACAATAGAGTGTTAACGGCCACAGGTGCAGATGCAATGAATGCTGAGGCCAATCTTACGTTTGATGGAAGTACCCTTACTTTGGCGGGTGATTTAACTGTAAATGGTGACACTGTTACTTTTCAATCTGCAAACGCAGATGACCCAATAGTTACTATTAAAAACACTAGTAACGATGCTAACGAAATGGCTAGTTTAAACTTTATTAAAGATAGAGATGGTGGCACAGCGGCTATTGGCGATAATCTTGCTGAGATTTATTTTTCAGGTGAAGATGCTAGTGGAAACGCTCAAGAATACGCTAGAATATTGTCTGAGATTGATGTTGCTACGCACGGACAAGAATCTGGTAGATTAAAATTTGGAGTTGCAAATCATGATGGTGGCAACGGTTATGGTTTAACTTTAACAGGCGGAAGTGTTAACAACGAGGTAGATGTGACTGTTGGTCTTGGCGCTGCTTCGGTAACAACTGTTGCTGGTGATTTAACCGTTAACGGCACTAGATTAACTTTAGACCACGCGACTAGAAATGATATTAAGTTTACCAATACTGGTGATGAAGATCACTACATAAGAAAAGATGGTGATTTTTTAAGATTTAGAGGTCACGATGATTCTACTGTAATTTTAGAACTTAAAAACAATACTAACGGAAGTAACGCTGCGTCCTTTCCAAATGGTAATTTAGGTATTGGAGTTACTGATCCTGATTCTTTATTAGAAATATTTGGAACTTCAACTCAATTAAAGTTATCTAACAACGTGAGTGATTATGCAACGCTTACCACTGGTACACACGGTGATTTAACTATCACAACTGTAGATGCTGCTGCCGCAGCCGCTCATATTGAATTAGCCGCTGACGGGAATATAACATTGGATGCCGCTGGAAGTATAGTTTTAGAACCAGGGGGTGGTGCCATAACTTCTGACGCCGCTAGTTTTACCATAACTAATACTAGTAGTGGTAGACCAGATTTAATACTTCAAAATATAACCGATGATAACAGTGCTGCTACTTTAACTTTTGATAAAAATAGATTTGCTGGCGGTGTTGAAGAGGCTGGTACGTTAGATGGTGATATACTTGGGACAATTGAATGGACTGGTACTAATAACGTTGTTGGTGGTTCGGAACTTATTACTTATGCTAATATAGTTGCTCATATTGAAGAAGTAGACGACACGGACGAATCTGGTAGACTAACAATTCAAGTTGCTGCTAGTAATGGTTCTATATCTAGTATGCAAGATGGTTTAATATTACGAGGAGATAAAAGCACTAGGGACGCTAATGTAACAATTGGAAATCAACCTACTTCTACAGCGACTGTAGCTGGTAATTTAATGGTAACTACAGGTATAGAATTAGGCCACACGTCGGATACAACTATAGCGAGAAGCGCGTCTGGCACCGCGACTATAGAAGGTAAAGAGATTGTAACTATAGCTAAACAAAAACAAGTAACTTTCCATCAGTTTACTGATAACATGGGAACTACTAAGCATTATGTTGGTTTAAACGAGGCTGACGCGGAAAACACATCGACATCAAATAAATTTTTACCATTCCCAGCTGTTACCACTGGTAAATTAATAAAAGTAGCCCTTAGATCTAACAAAAATTTAACTGGACATCAAATCACCTTTAGATTAGAAAAAATTGGAGCAGCTAATCCAAATAGTGCAACTCCAGATATTCTTGGTGCACAAACTGGTGCTGGTTGCAATACTACGACCATGACTACTTATGATTTTACTACTGGTTTAGATAGTGGTGACGGGGGTGAGACCAACGCCTTCAGCGCTTCTGATTTAGTTTTTCTATCTATACAGAGTGATACTAGTTTTGGGAGTAATGTTATATACTACATGACCTGTATATGGGAGTTTGATTTAAGTTAGACAATAAATAATAAAATAAAATGATAAGTAAACATATAAGTTATAAAGAAGGTGTGTATAGCACAACCGCTCTACGTAGGGACATAGATAACACACCTGGAGATGACCAACTTCACTTCATGGAGATATTAGCTAATGAGGTATTTGAACCTCTTAGGGAGTATGTTGGTGGACCTATAAAAATAAATAGCTTTTATAGATGCTCAGAATTAAATACTGCTATTGGTGGGTCTGCAACTTCACAACATTGCAAAGGTCAAGCTATGGATATAGATGATACTTTTGGTCACATGACTAATGCTCAAATGTACCGTTGGATAAAAGAAAATCTAGATTTTGATCAAATGATATGGGAGTTTGGAGATGATGATAATCCAGCTTGGGTACATGTTAGTTATGTATCTGCTGATAAAAATAGGAATAGATGTTTAAAAGCATACAAAGAGAGGGGTAAAACTAAATATATGGTAATTTAACAATTACTTAACATTGTAGTAGTTAAATCTTTATGTTTATTTGTAAAAATAAATATATGGAAACAGAACAAATAGATCTTAGTCCACTAATATATGTGGTATTAATGATCACTATCTTCTTGGTAGCAATATAAAAAAAGGGAGCAACTCACGTTGCCCCCTTTCTTCATTTAATAATACAATTAAAACTGAGCGTTCTTTTGATCTTGAACTTCAGTTCTAACTTCTTGAGCTAAAGACTTTACAGTCTGCATAGCTTTTCTAACCCGCGTTCCAGCGGAATTATTCCCATCAACAAATTTTGTAACGTCAGTTTGACAGTCATTGATAACGTCTTGTAAATCGTCGAATAAAGAATCTAATTTATTAAAACTCATATAATTTAATTTAATTTGGTTATTATATTTGATTACTTCTTAACAAAAAATCCTGCTAACATTACAAGCACGATTAATCCAGTGAATCCACCGTTTCCGAACATATCTACTAAAGCAGTTAAGTTAGTAATCACATCCATTCCCCAAACGTCTCCGCCAGTTAATACGTACCATATAATTGTTACTGGTAGGATTGACATCATAACTGCCATTAATCCTCCAAAAAATCCTGTTAAATAATTTGTTACTTTTTCCATTGTTATTTTCTTTTAGGTTAATAATTAAAATTTGTAAGATACACTTAAATTTAGACTTCCTTCTCTTTCGCCAGCTTCATTAGCTTTTGCAGGCATTGTGTAGTTAGGATCAACATATAAGTTGTCCCAAACTTTAAAGGAATACCCTAAACCTAGTTCAATGTTATCCATTAATTCAGTTTCAGAATCCGCCATATAGTTATATATGCATGTACCCCAAACTCCATTCATTAACACATAACGACCTAGCAACTCATATTTGTCCTCACCATCCATCGTAAGACCAACCATAAGTTTTTCACTTACTTGATAACCCACTCCTATCTTGTCTGTAACGTTGTAAGTTGTTTCCCCAGCCTCATCTTCCATAGATGTAACCGTTGTCATAACTTGATACTGAGCAGAAGCTATCATAGTTGAGAAAGCTAAGGTCATTGTTAAAAATAATTTTGTCATAATAATTGTTTTTGTTATAGGCTTGTTATTTCGCAGACTCCACCAGCACAAGCCAATTCACCGGATAGATCTGTTTCGTCAGTCTCTTCAACTATATTAGATAAATCTATTTCGCTTAAAGACTTGACTCTTTTATTAAACTCTGTTTTTGTGATATCTTCAAACGGAGCTTGAGTGTAACTACCACCATCATATGGTAGTACTGATAAACCATTGTAACACTCTCTGTTATCCCACATCCATTTACCAGCTTTATCCCAGTCTTCTGCTTTTAAACTAATTGTTGCAGACACATTGTGAGTATTAGACCCGACTCTATGGCCAGGTTTAACCCATTCGGTAGCAACTCTTTTAACTCTTTTGAGTAAGTCAAAAGCAGATTCAGTTCTTAATATAGAACCTTCTGGGGCTGATTGTGGTATTTCAATAACAGCGGTGTCATGTGGTCTAAAATATTCATCCGCTACTAAGTCCGGATTATTTTTCTTTAGGTAGTTATATATAGGTTCGTTTTTACCCACACGTAATCTTCTAATATAGAAGTCGTTATGCCAAGCGTGAATACCTGACGACGTACCTAGAACTAGGGACGTTGTACCAGCAGGTTTAACACATGTTGTTCTAGCTGCTTTGTTTATCCCTATTAACTTTGCTACTCTCGAGTTTTCTTTCTTTACGATATTTGCAGCGTCCGTCATATCCAGCTGGAGCACAGCGGCACTCCCTATTCCTGTCATTGACACACCTATAAGTGCGTCTTTCTCTGTTGTTTCTTGCCATATTTCTCTTAGATAGTGGAATTCCGTATAACCCGCTTGAAGCGTACCAATGAAGGCGGCAGCTTTAACGCGGTCGTTAAGGTCTTCTTGGTTTGTGATATCACTTACATTAACTTCACACAGATTACAGAACTGGTAGGGACGCAAGGCTATTTCGCAACACGGATTAGTTCCCCAATCTTTATCGTGATTGAAATAGATGCCCGGCTCTCCAGCTCCGGATAATTCAATACGTTTCCACAAATCTAAGAAAAATTCCTTTGTTATTTTATGCCTCATTAATACAGCAGAGTTATTAGCTCTACCTCTTTGTGGGTCTTTTTCCCACCACTGTCCTGATTTGCATGAAATCATTTCTTCATCATAAGCAGAAAATAAACTTATTAATGCCGCTCGTCTGATTCCACCAGCGAGTACAGCGTCAGCAATATGACAAACGATATCATGGACTTCAAGAGTAGTAAGTCGTGTTCCATCTTCTTTAGATTCTAATATTCCTTTAATTTTTACTAAACATTCTTTTAATGGTTGTGGACCTGGAGCTTTTCCCCCTGAGGTCACAAGTCTCGCACCCTTTGGTCTAATATCAGAATAATCAAATTTGATCTTAGATGATCTCTTAGAGCCCAAATAAGACTTAATTAAAACTTTAATTGAATCTGACCAACCCTCTATACTATCGCCAATAACAAATCTACGTGTTCTTCCTTGAAATGGCTTTGTTATTTCGGGTAATTGATTTACGTGGTGGTGTTGTACCGAATAACCAACTCCGCAGCCAGATAAAAGCAAGAACATGCACTCAGAAAAACTATCAACGTGATCAATAGGTAAATAACTGCAGTTGTATAGTCTGTTGGGAGATATCTCAATAGGTTTCCCGCTAAATTGTAGCGAACGCATACTCGGTAAAACTTTCTTATCATAAACATATTTATAGGCTAATTGTATTTGATCTGTTAATTCTGGATACCTCTTTTG